GTCTTACCCTTGAACAATACGCAAAATATGTATAGATTGGAGACAATATGGTAAATAAAATGCTAAGATCTAGTGAGACTAGGGAAAAGACAGCTCGTAGAAAAGCTTGGACAAGACCTTCATCACTGGACGCACCCCCCGCACCAGATGGTTTTAAACATCGATGGATTAGGGAATCAGTCAGAGGTTATGATGATACGAAAAATATCATGGGAAAATTACGAGAAGGCTGGGAATTAGTCCGAGCTGACGAGTATCCTGATTGGGAACTTCCAACCATTGAAGATGGTAAACACGCAGGTGTGATAGGGGTAGGTGGGTTACTGTTAGCTCGTATGCCAGTAGAAACCGTTGAAGAGCGAAACGCTTATTACAAAAACTTAACCGAAAGCCAAAAAGAGGCTATGGACAGCGATCTACTGAAAATTGAGGATCCAAGGATGCCGATCAGTAAACCCCAAAGGCGTACCAATGTAACATTTGGTAAAGGAAACAAGTCGTAATCGGCACGGTTTGTTGAACGACCAATACTAACAACGTATTACAAAGGAGTAATATAATGGCAAATCAACAAGGAAACTTTGGATTTCGTCCAGTGCTAATGATGGGTTCTGCATATCAGGGCCAAGGTCAACAACAAATGACTATCGCTAGCAACGAAACGAATTCCATTTTCATGGGAGACCCAGTTGTATTAAATGCAAATGGTTCTATTTCTCGTGGGTCCTCTGCTGGTGCTGAGCTTGTTGGTGTTTTTAACGGTTGTTTCTATACAGACCCAACAACACAAAAACCAACTTTCTCAAATCACTATCCAGGTGCGATTGTAGCTGACGATATAGTTGCAAACGTAATCAGTGACCCCGATGTGGTGTTTGAAGTCAAATGTGATGACGCAAACGCTGGACGAGCGCAAGTCGGTTCAACATGTAATATCGCAACTTATGCAGCAGGATCTACTAAATCAGGTATTTCTGGTGTAGCAATTGACGGTAGTACATTTGCAACTTCTAACGCTTCTAACTTCGCTGTTTATGATCTTTCAACAGATCCTGACAACAGTGACTATACTGCTGCTAACGCTAACATTCTTGTTAGAATTAACTTACATCAGTATAGAGATACTACAGGCATATAGGAGGTTAAACTATGGCTATTTCTAGAAGTCAACTCGTTAAAGAGTTAGAGCCAGGTTTGAACGCCCTGTTCGGCTTGGAGTATGAAAGATATGAACAAGAACACACTGAGATCTTTGATCAAGAATCTTCTGACAGAGCATTCGAAGAAGAGGTAATGTTATCAGGTTTCGGTTCTGCACCAACAAAAGCAGAAGGTGCTGGCATATCTTATGACACAGCGGTTGAAGCTTACACTTCACGTTACACACACGATACAATTGCATTAGGTTTTGCAATAACAGAAGAGGCAATCGAAGATAATCTTTATGATCAGCTTTCTTCTCGTTACACAAAAGCTCTTGCAAGATCAATGGCAAACACAAAGCAAGTAAAAGCTGCTGACGTTTTAAACACAGCATTTGCTGCTGGTGGAGCTGCTGGTACTAACCCAGGTGGTGACGGTGTTTCACTTATAAACACAGCACACCCACTTGCAGTTGGTGGCACTTTCTCCAACAGATTAGCAGTAGACGCTGATTTAAACGAAGTATCACTTGAGCAAGCTTTAATTGACATTGCTGCATTCGTAGACGAGCGTGGTTTAAAAATCGCAACTCAAGGTAGAAAACTGATTATTCCAAAAGAATTACAGTTTACTGCTGATCGATTAATGAGCTCAGCGCTAAGAACTGGCACAGCAGACAATGACATTAATGCTATCAGAAACATGGGAATGATTCCTGAAGGTTATGTAGTAAATCACTTCTTAACTGACACCGATGCATTCTTCATTAAAACTGATGCACCAAATGGTCTAAAGCACTTTGTTAGATCACCAATGTCCACAAACATGGAAGGTGACTTTGACACAGGCAATGCAAGATACAAAGCTAGAGAGAGATACTCATTCGGTTTCTCCGATCCTAGAGGTATCTTTGGTACATCTGGCGCAGCTT